CACAGTTCCACGGGGCTTGGCTCGACGAACCCGCATCGTTCCGCTATGGGATGTCCGTTTGGGAAACACTCCAACCCGCACTCCGACTCGGAACAACACCAAAGGTCGTTGTGACTGGCACTCCCGCTCCGGTGCCACTCATGAGGCTTCTGATGTCAATGGTCGATGGCGAGAGTGTCCGCCTCACCCGAGGCAAGACCTATGACAACGCCGCAAACCTCCCGCCCCTTCTACTGGATCAACTCCGCCGGCGTTACGAAGGCACCCGCATTGGTCGACAAGAGTTGGAGGGCGAACTACTCGAGGATGTCGAAGGCGCATTGTGGACCTATGACATTGCCACCCGCAACCGTCAGAACAGACCCGACTCCTTTGACAGGATCGTGGTCGCCGTTGACCCCGCTTCGACTGCGAAGGAGAGTTCCAACGAGACAGGCATCATGGTGGCAGGCAGGGTTGGAGATCACGCCTTTGTCCTCGAAGACTTATCCGTTCGAGCCTCGCCTCTTGAGTGGGCAGGCAAAGTCGTTGACGCTTACCACCGGTGGAAGGCGGATGCCATTGTCGTTGAGACCAATCAGGGCGGCGACATGATCGCCACCACACTCCGCACAGTAGACCCGAGCGTTCGGATCAAAGAGGTCCACGCAACCCGAGGGAAGGTCCTTCGAGCCGAACCCGTGGTCGCCCTTTACGAACAGACTCGAGTCGCCCATTGTGGAGTGTTCCGAGAGTTGGAGGATCAAATGTGTTCGTGGATACCGACGCAAGAGTCTCCGGATCGCCTCGACGCTTTGGTGTGGGCATTGACCGACCTCATGTTGGGGCATCGACAGGTCCCCGTGGTATCACCCGCATCATTGGAGCAGACCTCCCATTGGCGAATATAGGTTCGTGTCTTAATCATCTTCGTATAGGAACGCAGGAACCTCATTAACCATCATCCCTGCTTGGAGATACATTTAGAAAATATCCAAAGAAATCTTGGATATAGGGTTGACACGGGGCATTAGGACCCGTATAGTTACAGACATGACAAAGACATCGACCACCACACAGCCCACGCCACGCATACCGATCCTCGAATGGGAGGTCGAAGCACTACAGCACCTAGTCCACCTCAAGACGGTCGCCCGTGATGCCGAGGGTGTCAAAGAGCAGGCAGTCGCCACCCTCCAAAAGATGAGGGCAACCGAGGGTCTCGATCCCCTAACCATCGAGTGGGCACGGAAAGAAGCCTACGAAATGTCGGGTCGCCACCTGAAGGCACTCGCCGCAGTCAAGTCCTTCTATCTCTACTACGCCAAGTGAGGATCAGCATCATGACCACCGAACCAACGCACTACCTCGTCGCCTGCTCCGAGTACCCCACCGCCGAACTGGCTTGGGAGAACAGCGAAGGACTCGCCTACTGTAAAGGGTGTGTCGAAGTAGAGATACTCCGAAAGAGCCTTCGAGAAGGGTGCTACTTCATCCCCGTGCCTCACGGTCTTCGGGACTCCGAGACTGGCGAACTGATCGGAATCGAGGTCGGTCAATGTGAGGTCTGCTATGAGGCATGGCAATCCGATCAGGTCGAATACTGGCAAGACCTTGAGGTCGAGCGTCATGTCGAATACCTCGACTACCGCCGCCAAAACCTAACCTCGAGTCTCACCGGAGGCAACTGATGACCACCTTCCAAAAGTCCCCCCGCTACTTCGTCGACTCCGAGGATCATGTCAAGTATTTCAACAACCGAGAGGAATGGAGCGAAGTGTTTTTCGCCGCCGATAACGACTCGGGTGCGTTTGTCGAATGTCGAGATCATCGACACGCTCAACTTGTAGTCGATGCCATGAATGAGGATGCCCTCACCCTTGATCGCAATGATGTCGAAGATGCCCTGATCGCAATGGAGCGATCAGTTCGAGAGTCCGATCCCGAAAGGATAAAGTCATGACCGAGCCAATCACAACAGCGGGCATTGTCTGTCCGGAGTGCGGAGCCGCCAAAGGCGAATGGTGCTTCCTCCACGGATCACTCGTTCACCCTGCCCGCCTCAGAGAGGTCTCTGAGATCAACCGTCTTGCCCGCAAGCACACCATCGAAGCCATGAGCACCGCCGAACTCGTTGAGGTCATCAGGGAGAACAAGGATGCCCCGCTCAACTCTGATGAGCATTGGGTGTTCGGAGTGGCGTTCGAAGCATGGTGGCGGCGAGACATCGAACCAACAACCAAGGAGACAGAATGAGACCGACCGCAGGCAAGCACTACGCCCAAAAGGTGAACGGGGTTTTATACCCGATCGGGAAGGCGACCCGAGTCAACGAGATGACCGCACGGTTCCGACCGAAAACATTTCGAGGTCGCCCCAATGCTACTCATGTTGTGAGCCTCAACATCATGTTTTGGAACACCCTCGTGGAAGTACCCGAGTGATGGACCCCGAAATCGTCGAGGCATCTTGCCGGTGTGGACATCCCATCCCAATGGATCGGGTTGAGCATGAGCGGAGACTCGACAAGTTTGGTCCCGCATACCGCCCTTGGTGCGGTCCTTGTACCGTCAAAGAGGATGCCAAGTACCGAACCTACCATTCGGACTGATCTCCACCACGGGCAAGCAAACGCCTCACGGTTCTAATCATGAGGGTCCTATGTTTCTAAGTACGCTTCGTGTCTTAATGCTCTTCGTATGAGAAGCGAGAAGCATGAGAAGCGTCGAGCGGCACTCCACCCTCGCCTGACTGATATCATTGCGGCATGACCGACTTTGTGAAACATCCGTTTGCCCCTGATCGACTACTCAGTCAGAACAGCGAACTCCGCAAGACCGGAGTGTGGGGTTGGACCCTCCCCGCCTTCCATGTCCGATTGTCCGACGGCACCCGCTTCAATGCCTGCCCCAATGCGGGACCGTGTGCCCGAGTCTGTTACGCCCGCTTCGGGACCTACAAGTTCAGCAATGTATTAGGTCGCCACCGGTGGAACCTCGAGTATGTCTTAGAGCATCCCGACGCTTGGGAAGAGCAGATGCTTGCGGAGACAGGGCACAAGAGGTTCAACCCGACTGGCATCCCTCGATCCTTCCTCCCGTATGACCGCCAAGACGCTTGGCTCCACGAATGGATATGGGAAGGCGGCAGGGCTGTTCGCATCCATGACGCAGGCGACTTCTTTTCAAGGGACTACTTCGACAGGTGGATCAGGATCGCCGCCGCCCGCCCCAACATATTGTTCTATGCCTACACCAAGGAGGTGGCAATGATCCTCCCGTTGCTCGCAGACCTCCCTCAGAACCTCCGAATCATCTTCTCGTTTGGTGGAATACAAGACGAACTCATTAACCGTGATCTCCACCGAAACGCCGATGTCTTTCCGAACCGAGAGTCCCTGATCGAGGCAGGGTACTTTGACCAAGGCGATGATGATGTTCTAGCCGCCATTGCTCCGAGTCTCCGAATCGGGATCGTTCAAAACAACCTGCCGGTGGCAATCAAACGGTTTGCGGGGAGACCGATGAGCGGTTTGATCGAACGAGAAGAGCCTGCTTAGAGATATACTTTGGATATATCCAAAGAAATCTCCGATATGGGGTTGACACGGGTCGTTCCACCTCGTATAGTTGGAGACATGACAACTACACCGACCCCACAAAACAAGCCCAAAGTCCTGATGTTCTCATGCGTGTGCGATCAGATGATCGCAGTCGATCGGGAACAATACGAGCGTGACCTTGCCGAGTACGGCGAAGGCTACGACCCACGATGCCCCGAGTGCGATCAGCGATGAGAACCGAGACCATGAATATCACCGACCTGCCAATCCTCGAAGCCATGCCATACGACTCCCCCGAGGTCGAGGGCTTCCGAGCAACCGTCTACATCCAACGCCGTCGGGATCACGATGATAAGACAATCTGTGCTTGGGAGGGTCGGTTTCTCCGAGTCGCCGCCAATGTCCTGACCTCAGGCGAATGGGTCATATGGGTTCCAAAGGGCGGGCGCAAAGGGGCTTGGCGTGGACTCTGCCCGATCGAAGCGGTCGAGGGGATCAGCCCGAACTGGTACGGGGAAGGCGATCTCTGATGGACAAGCCGACCGACATCATCCAAGACGGCAAACAGACTTGGGGCAACTGCCGAGCCGACCGAGGTCAAGGCGAACGCCGCCCGATCAAGGAGTGCCCCACTTGTAAGATGCCCGTGGCTTGGGTCCAGTCTCCAAGAACAAACAAGTGGTACCTCGCCAACGCCTACCTCCTAAATATCGCTTCAGTCGATCGGAGAACTGGCAAGCAGACCCGACTCTACGAATACGATCCTTCGAGCCTCCACACTCCGAGCCGGTGCGAAGCGTATGCCGACTGAGGATAAATAAACAACCTCAAGGCAAAGCGGTCCTCAATACGCTAATGTTGTACCGTGGACCAAGGATCGCCTCTCGATAAAGCCAAAGCCTCTTCGACTGACTACATGGAAGTCGGGTCCTCAGGGCTTTACCAAACAGGCGGGGAGATCAAAGACGACTTCCTCAGGCAACTCCAAGGCAAGCAGGCGTTTGCGAACTATCGAGAGATGTCCGACAACGATCCCGTCATTGGGGCAATGCTCCACTCCATTGAAATGCTCATTCGGTCTGTTGACTGGACAGTCGAGCCGAACGACAACGCCAATCCCGCCGCCGTCAAAGAGGCAGAGTTCGTTTCCGAATGTCTGACAGACATGAGTGCCAGTTGGGTTGACACGCTCGCCTCGATCATGTCCTTCCTCGTTTATGGCTACTCACTCCACGAGATCGTTTACAAACGGCGGCAGGGCTACACCACGGATGCCCGAACCCGATCCCGTTACAAAGACGCTCGCATCGGTTGGCGGAAACTCGCCGCCCGTTCACAGGTGACGATCCAGCGTTGGGAACTTGACTCCACCGGTGGCATCCAAGGCGCATATCAGAATGATCCTTACAGCGGTAACAAGGGAGTGATCTTTCTCCCGATTGAGAAGTGTCTACTGTTCCGCACCACCTCCCAGTTGAACAACCCGCAAGGCAGGTCGGTACTCCGCAACGCCTTCATCCCGTGGTATTACAAACGCCGCATCCAAGAGATCGAAGCGATCGGTATTGAACGCGACCTCGCAGGACTGCCAGTCGCCCTAGTTCCGCCGCAACTCCTTTCCAATTCAGCCACACCCGCAGAACGAGCCGCCCTCGATGCCATAAAGATGATCGTTCGGAACATCAAGAGGGATGAGCAAGAGGGCATCGTGTTCCCGATGGCATACGATCCGGAGACAGGGAACCCCGCTTACGACTTGAAACTACTGTCATCGGGTGGAAGCCGCCAGTTTGACACCGACGCAATCATCACCCGATACGATCAACGCATTGCCATGACGGTGCTCGCAGACTTTTTACTCCTTGGTCATGAGGGGATCGGGACCCAAGCCCTATCCGTTTCTAAGATCGACCTGTTCGTTCGGAGTCTCGAGGCGTACCTTTCCGAAATCGCCGAGGTGTTTAACCAGCACGCCATCCCTCGACTACTCCGGATCAACGGCATCAGCGAAGAGTTATCCCCAATGCTCAAGTTCTCCACACCGAAGAGCGTCGATCTCGGACAACTCGGCTCCTTCATCACCGCCCTTGCTCAAGCGGGAGCACCACTCTTCCCCGATCAAACACTCGAGACATACCTCCGAGGCGTAGCAGGACTTCCAGCGGGCAGTTCCGAAGAGGTCTGACCGTGGCAGGCAAAGTCGGAGTCGGCAATCGCACAGGATGGTTCCGACTCCCACTCACCAAACGGTCATCGAGCCAACCCGCTTTCAGGGACACCGACAACCCTGCCCTATCCCGTGCCGAGAACGAGTTAGCCGAGGTCATCGAACAGATGTTCGAGTCCCTCCCAACGGACCTCGAGGATCGCTATAACAACCCCAATGCCTTGGCGGACTATGACAGGCAGGTGCTAGGCATCTTCGCCTCCTTCAATGACACACTCCGAGACATATTCCTGAGGCAATACCTTGCCGGTGCTCAAGCGGGCATGAAAGAGTTGACCCTCATGTTGTCCGCCGAGTACGCCGCCTTTGGCAAAGCGGAGGCACCTCTCCCTTCACAAGCGGTCCTTGGATACTCGTTCAACTCTAGAAACCCGAACTCTCAACTGTTCGCACAGAACCAGTCCGCCAGTCTCGTTACAAACATGGGAGTCACTCAACGAGGAACTATCCGTTCGGTAGTGGATGATGCCTTCAAGTTTCAGAGGACACCCTCACAAACCAGCCGAGCACTATTCGACACCCTCAGCGAAATGAAACCGCAGAGTCCTGCCGCCTCAGAGTTCACTCGACTATTCGGGACCAATGCGGGAGGTCTGACCGCACGGCAAGAGAAAGCCTTGGTCAACAGAGGAAACAAGATCGCCACCGAGTTAGCCGAGCGGGGCATCACCGGACAGAAACTCCTTGACAAAGTCAAAGGCGACACCGAGAAATACGCCGACCGCCTTCGCCGTGCCCGATCCAAGACGATCGCCCGCACCGAGATCCTTCGAGCCAACAACGAGGGAAGGCTCGCCTCCTTTCAGCAAGCCGCCAACGACGGTCTCATCAACAAAAAGAACGCCCGCAAAAGGTGGACAGTTTCACCGATGGATGTCTGCCCCGTTTGTACCCCACTCGACGGGCAAATGGTTCCACTCGATGACAAGTTCTCGACGGGCAACATGACACCTCCGGCGCATCCGAACTGTCGATGCTCGTTCAATGTGGAGCCGAACATCCAAACGACTCAGGTTCCAAAGACCACAGGTGACGGCACTCCTTCCAACCCGTATCGTCTTGAACCCGATCGAGGGTTCACACCGCAGGGACAAGAGTTCGCAGACACTCCACTACCTGATCTCCCCGATCTCCCTTCAGGATCAGGTATTCCGCAAGTCCCGACTCCACCCGCACCCGCACCCGCTCCGGCACCAACACCTCGACCAAGGTCACCTCGAGTTCCAAAGGCACCTGCCGAACCAGTCGCTCCGCCCGTTGCCCCACCCGTTCCGACTCCGGCACCACCTCCCGCCGCCCCGACTCCACCCGCACCAAAGCCCGCACCCGCACCAAAGCCACCGAAGGCACCGAAGGCACCGAAGGTTCCGACCAAGAGGATCAAGGATGATGTCAAAATGTCCAGCGGCAAGGTTCCCGAAAAGGAGGTCAGAGAGAAGCAGGGCAAGGCGATCCTCTCCTTTATGGATTCCAAGGTCAGACTCATTGCCGACGATGGTGCCGAATACGGGACACGGATTGAGTTCAGAGGCATCACAAACCAAAGTCTCGGAGGGACCTTCGAGCCTTACAAGGAGGGCGAGAGGTTCAAGGTACACGGCATCTCTGTTTCACGGCGGGCAAGAGACACGCTAGGCGACGAAGGGGTGACCTTTGCTCATGAGTTCGGACATCGAGTCGATCGTTACAAAGGCAAATACATTAGTCGAGACACCTCCTTCCTCAGAGACCTCGCCGCCCAAGGGGACACCACCTTCATGCCGAACCCTGCCGAGGTAGCGGATGCCGTCGATGAGTTCGTGATGGCTTGTAAAGAGTCACCATCCATTCTAAAACTGATCGAGGAAAACGCCGACGATCGGAAATGGGTTAACTATGCGACCAGTCCCCACGAAATGTTTGCGAGGGCATACGCCCAATGGGTGACTGAGGGCATGAGGGCAAAGGGTGTTGCTACGGCGGCAGGAATGAGAGTCGGGATTATCAAGTCCGCTCAAACAGGATATGCTTGGACCGATGCCGAGTGGAGTGTCATCGGACCCCTATTGGAAAAAATATTGAGAGTGAGAGGAATGATCGTATGAGCAAACCTGATCCTAAGGATGGGCGGTTCGGCAACGACCTGCCATACGACGATGTGTTCGAGTCCGATGGCGAGTTGGTAAAACCTGAGTCCGCCTTCACCGAGCAGGAACTCAAAGCGATCATGGGAGAGAACTGATGGTCGCCGTACCCGAATATGTTTCCGCAAACGCCCGCCGTGGTCTCGACCTCCTAGAATACGCAGGCGCAGGGCTACGCCCTAAGACGGTTCGTGAGGCACGCCTCATGGCAAACGGTTCGGCATCAGAGAACAAGGTCATGAGGATGGCGGCATGGTTCGCCCGCCACAAACCCGATCTCGATTCACCCGATGCCAATGCCTATCTCTCCGGAGAGTCGGATCGACCAACAGCAGGACAGGTTGCTTGGCTCCTTTGGGGAGGCGACCTTGGAAAAGATCGTATGCGAGCAATGGATTGGGCGGCTT